ATGTAAATTAAATTTTTTGTTTTCATAATATTTATTTTTTACCATTGATAACCGTAACACCTTGTATCTCCTACATAAGCATTCATCCAAAGGTCTTGATCCATATAAAACCTTTTTTTATTGCTTGTGCAGTTGTTTCTTACTTCAATCCAGTAACTATTACCAGATATACCATCATTAGCTATTGTACCGCATTTACAATCGCTAGTTGTATATTCATACTCTTTTTCACATGACATTAAAGCCAATGCTAATCCTAATCCTAATAAAATTGTTTTTGTTTTCATATTTGTTGTTTTAAAAGTTACTATATTTTGCCAGTAATTAAGGTTTAGTGGCGTTTTATAGTTTTACTTGTTTTTACCTAATGGGTTAATAAATGTGTAATAATATTCTTCAGCCAAAGGGTAATAGTAACTTTCTTTTAATGGGTTAATAAAATCTTTAGTATATGCCCTTATCCAACAATGAATAAACTCTGTTTTTTCCTTTTCAAGTAGATCCTTATACTTAGCTAATAAATCATTCCCTATAAAGTATTGGTTTTGCTCCATATACTCCATTAATTCTTGTAGTGGTGTTTTCATTCTGATTCTTTGTTTAGTTTATAAAATTCATTTCTAACCTCATTCCAATAATTAAACTGGTCAGGTGTTAATCTGATAATGAAACTTTCTAAAATCTCATTACAAAATATTAAACCTAAATTTGAGTTTCTTCTTTTTTCATTTTTATCATTACTTTCATACTGAATTTTGTCAAGTAGTGACAATGCTTTGTCTTTTGGTGTCATAATCTTATTTGATGTTTTAAAAGCCCCGGAGGGCTTAGTTTATAATTCTTTTACTCCTAAAGCTTCATCTAATTGCTTTACAATCGCCTTAGCTTCTACTGGTGTATCACAGGCTATAATTTCAAAATGTTGGTCATCATTATCCTCTCCCGTAAAAACTGGATAATAAAACGTAATATCATTTTCACGTAAAGTATAATCTGATACATGAGTTAAGTTAATTCTAGTGTTCTTAATTTTAATCCACATATTTTAAATGTTTATAGGTTAATAATAGAGGAGCTTAAATTAACTCCTCTTTTTTAATTACTAATTTAGTTACTGTGCTAAGGTTTATCATTCTGAACGCCCCTTTGTCGATGTCGTAAACTGGAAGTAAACCTTTTTCTATTGGGTTATAAGCCATACCAGTACCTTTAACACCTTTTTTAACTCCTAATCTAGCGTTCATCTTTCTTAATGATCCGTCTTTCTTAATAAATTCAACGTGAAAAAAAGTATTCTCTGCTGTTTGAATTTTCTCTAAAGTTTCTCTAAAATTTTCCATTTGTTGTTTGTTTTTCTGTGTTTGTGTTTTACAAATATAATAAAAAACTAATACAACAAGCAAAAATTAAAAATATTTTTTTTGAGCATAAAAAAAGAGGGGCGCAAACCCCTCTAAACAAACACAAACAACAAAAGCCCAGAAAGGGCTAAGAAAACCTTATTTATTTTTAATATCTTCTACCTTGTTAGATAACCACACAGCCAATACACCACCAATTAAAAGCATAATAGCACCTCCTACAATCTCATACCAACTTTCAGAATCAGCACCATCTGTAACTAATCCAATGCCTGACGTGATTAACAAACCACTTCCCCCCATTGCTAAAATTCCTTTGTTTAAAGCTCTTTCATCTGAACCTTTTAAAACTTTTATAACCTCTACTGGGTTAACCTTACCTAATAAATTCCCTAAAAATTTCATTTTAATTGAGCTTTATTTATTACTTCTAATTTTATTATATCAAAATCTCCTAACACTTCTAACAACTCTTTATAAGTCTTTTTACTATTACCTACAAAATCAACAGCTTTAGATGATCCAACTAAAATACAACCATGAGAATGTTCTGCTTTATTTCCCCAATGTATTCTAATACCATCAAATCTAACACCCTCACCATCTTGTACGCTTAAATCTTCTTGATTATAAACTAAAGGCATAACTTGTTTAAATCTGTTTGAATATGATAATGTAACTGAATAGTTACCTTCTGGGATGGCTGTTTCTCCGTAAACCTTAACACCTTTAGCTCTTACAACATCTTCTAAGGTGTAGCAAAATTCTACGCCATCAATAAAAAGCCTTCCGATAGTGCTTTTACTTGTGTAAGTATCTCTGATTAATGTAAGTTTCATTTAGTACTTAATTGCTTAATAAAGCCTTTAATCTCTCCTATATCGATTGCAATACGTTTTAAATCAGCTTCAACTTCACTTATTTTAGTTTCAAGTTTAGTATAACTTCTTTCATTTTCTTCTTTAACGTCTTTTATTGACTTTTCAAGCTGAGTAATCATAACTGAGTGTCTTTCTGTTTTATTGTTAAATTTAACAAAAGCAGCAACTAACCCACCTAAGAAAACTATAAACTGTATTGTATTCTCTATAGAAAGTTCCATTTATTTTTTATCATCCTTTTCTTTAATGCAGCTTTCTAAAATTGTCTTAGCTTCATTAATTTGATTTAAGTACTGTGAAGCTTCAACCCCCGTTAAAGACTTCGGTAATTCAGCCCTATAGGCTAATTCTAATAATACTTTTAGTGCTTGTTCTTTATTCATGCTCAAATATATTAAATTCTACGTAAATAGTTGTAAATCCTATTAACATTTTCTGTTGAGGTGTTACTTTTTCCTTTTAGTATTCTATTCTTTGCTTTAAAAAAGAATCCAAAGGTAGTAGTACCAATAAAATTACGTAGAGCCTTCTTTTTACCCATTAGTTTTTGAAGCTTATACATAATGTAATCATCTTTGTAATTACCACCAAAAACCCTATAAGCGTAATCATGTAGAAATATTTCAATAGATGGGTGAGTTTCATCTTCTATACCCGTAGCACCATCATATCCATATTCTACCCAAAACCTACTAGCCCAAGCTTCTTTAAATAAAGGCATCAAAAAAAGCAGATTATAATGATTAATCTGCCTTTGTAAAGCGTTTTTAACTTCCTTTTCAGTTAGAAACTTGTATATATTACCAAAGTACATTAAACTCCTACTATTTCTAAACTGCCTTCTGGAAAAATACCATTAGCATATAAGAAACTAACCAATAACCTATTTTGGTCGTCAATCATACCTATCACATAATCTTTATCAGACCTTGTAAAAGGATATTTATAAGTACCATCTTCATTAAATAAAGATACTCTATACTTTTTAGAAACTTCTTTTAAAGTAACAGATGGTTTAGTATCTTTTTCTGTATAGTTACCAACCCACATTAATAAAGGAATCTCCCAAACTAAAGATAAATCTTTACCATAAGCGTTAGGATCACCTAACCATAAAGTAACCTCAGACCCTTCTGGTAATTCATTTTCTAAAACATCTCCAAAAGCATTTTTAGTTACTTCTGTTAATTTAATACTTGCTGTTGTTATAATTTTAATCATTTTATTTATTTATTAAGTTAATGCAACGCTTCCACTTTTTACAGTAGTGCCGTCTGAATATTTCACTTTAAATGTTAAATTGTTCCCCGATTCGTCAATATGAAAACTCATTTCACTAGCTACAAGTTCAGCATCAGCAGTAGTAGTGGTAACTGCTTTAATTCTAATATTCCCTCCGTCATCAAAAGCTAAAAATCTACTTGTTAAGTCATTACTAAAAAACCCCCTTGTTTGATTTTCCGTAGCGGTTGCAAAATCGTTAACAGAAGTAAACGCCCCTAATGTTGTCCCTGTTATATCAAAACAAAACAAAGATGATGCGACTTTATTTATGTAAGTATTTTCATCTATTCTTATCCCTGCTGTATTTCTTAGCCTTGTCCCCGTAGTACCCCAAACAGGTATCGTCTGAACATCAAAAATAAAATTACTAACGCTCGGAAGTATTACTTCACTAGCACCGCTAAAAGTAAGACTTGCTTTAGTGTATAATGTAGAACTTGTCCCCGTTCCATTTCCCACAGTAAATATTGGAACATCTGAATTATCCCTAACTTGAAAAAGTAAGTCATTTTCACCCGTTCCGCCTCTGTTATGACCTGCTTTAATTCTTAAACCAGTGAAAGAACCATCACCAGTATCAAAAGTCAATGAGTTTCCTTGAGCGTAGTGAATTGAGTTTTTACTTTGATAAACATCACCGTTATTCCTAAAATCCCAAAGATCAGCACTAGCTGAATCAACTATTTTAACATTAGATGAAGCACTAGAAGTATTATTACCTTTAAAAGTAAAAGTATCTGTTAAAGTAGCAACAACAGAAGTAGGTACTGTTCCACTTGCTGTGTAAATAGAATCTCCGCCAACTTGTAGCCAATCAACACCATCATAAGAAAACAATTTATCTGCTGTCTTATCATAACATAAACTACTTTTTTGAGGTGTAATACTATTCCAAGTTGTATTAACTAAATCATATCTAACCCAATCATCTAAACTAACAGCACCCCAACCAGCATTAACACTACCACCACTACTTAAAACGTAAATATCTCCATCGTTAGTAGTTGGAGGGGCTACACTTGCATCAACGAAATTTAAAGCAGCAGGTAAAACTAATTCGTCTGTACTCTCTAATTCTCCTTTTTCATTTCTCCAAGCTACATCACCATTATTAGCATCAGGAAACCATTTAGGGTTGTGTATATCAGCCGAAGCTGTAATATTTTTATGTAAAGTTGGCATATTTTAATAAAATATAATTCCTCTTTTATTTACTTGTACTTTGTCAACACAGCTATCAAATAACGGATATTTAGTAGCGTCATTATCTTGAGCATCTTTAATATACTCTATCATGTCTTTTCTCCAATTATCCCCTTGAGATATAAAGAAATCTCTATTCTGTGAATATTCAAAGCTCTTATTTTGTCTACTAAACTCGGTATAGTTTTCCATACTCCCCATGTTAGTTACCTGAGTATGAATCTTAGGAAACACCTCATAGACGATATAATGAGCTAACATAGGTTTAATAAAGTTTTCTACTATAATAGTATTATCAGCCGTTAAAGTAGCACCTGCAACCTCTGTTAATATCTCATCATAGTAATCATCTCCTAAAGTTGGTTTTAAATACTTTCTTTGAACTACTATAATATAATCTTCAAAATACGCTTCATCAAAAGCAGTATCATTAATAGCTAAAGCCTTAACCTCAGCAGCAGTAATTACCTCTGTATTATACGCCATCGTTAGAACTATTTAAAATCTTTACTAATCTATTTCCTTGCTCTTCATCCTCTAGTAATTCCATTCCTAAAGCTGCTCTAGCTTCATTGATTGTAATAACAGCATTAACATCAATACTTTCATTAATACCTACTGGCGCAACATTCATAATGTCTATCTCAACATCAAAACCAGCTTCTTTAATAATTCTGTTAAACTCTCTTAGAATAGGCTCTTGAAAGTCTGGAATAACTACGCTATTCATAAACTTATCATACTCGTTTCTAATTTGTTGATTAGAGCCTAATTTACCAGCATTTTCTAAACCTGCTAAAGATGGTGTAATTCTATGAGCAGTAATAATATTTTTAACGGCTAATTCTGAAAGCATTTGAAATTCTCCATCCCTTTCACGCTCAAACTCTTTTATATGTGCTGCTTGTTCTGGGCTATCTAATAACTCTACTAAAAACTTATCGTTGTTCCCTTCTCCTACGTATTTATCTTTAATCTTTTCTACGTATTGTTGAGCGTTCATACCGTCAGGCACATCTCCAAAAAACTGCATTAAAACAGATGGAAAAAACCCGTTATCAAACTTATCAATATTGTACTTAGAAATTCTATACTCAATATCAATCCAATCTAAAGCACCTACGTAATCAGGCAACCCATAAAAGTTAAATTCTGGGTATTTACGCATGATATGACAAACGTACTCCTTTTGCTCTCTATCTTGTTTAAATGGAATAGTTAAAATAGGATATTCAGCACTAGGAATAGTATCTAGTTTAATATCTCTCCAAAAGTTAGAAATATGAGCAGTCTTTTTATCTTTAGACTTTCTTACAGTAGTTGCATCAATAGAATATAAAGCTGTATAATCTCCAGACTTTTTAACATGAGGATAACAGTTACCAGTAATGATAAAACTACGCATAACCTCCTTAAAAACATCTCTTAAAGTATCTCCATCAGGGTTAACTTCGTTATACCACTCAATAAACCTACTATCTAAATCTTCAAAGTTTACTCTTTCATCATTTTGCCAAAAACAGAAATCTTTACCAATAGCAAAGGTTAACTTTTGATTAATGATAGATGAATGTGTTGAGCTTCTTCTAGCTCTTTTTGCTAAGTCATTAACATAGATGTTATCAGAGTCTTTAAAAAACGGAACCCATGCAGAAACGATATCTCTGTTTAAATCTTTTTCCTTTTTAACTATAGGAGTTGAAATAGGATCAGATTTAGCAGTACTTGCTTTAATATTACTTATCTTCTTTTGGCTCATCCTTTACTTCTTCTACTTTAATCATATTTGTAAAACCTGCATTATACAGTTTCTTTAAATCCTTTTGAGAAGTCGACTCTGTAAGCAAGAAAATACCTACCTGACCCATTATTTTTTTACCTAAAAACTTAGGCTCTATACAAAAAATTTTCTTCATAATGATAAAAATACTAAAAATATTTTACTTATTTAGAATTAATATAAATAACAGCTTTTTAATTTTAGTTAGTATTATTTTTTTTAATATTACATTAATGATACAACTAATGTTAGAAGTAAAAATCTGCGTAGTTGTTTTTACTACGTGTTATAAAACGTTAAGATATGGAAGATTGGAAAGGAAATACAATAAAAAAAGGTGATATAGTAAAAATATATATGTACAGATATATGTTTAGTGGGTCTGAAATGAGTTTGGTTATTATTGATAGAAACGGACGTATTCAGGAAACTGCAAAAACTACAATACCAGAGGAGTATGTGTGGGTGCTTTGTAACACTTATAAAATTATTGGAGGAACAACATTTATAATTAAAGAAGATACTAAACCAGATGAAGTTGTAGAAATGCCGTTATGTTGCTTTGATTTTATGATTAATGCAAACGGATTTTGTCACGCAATTTGCATTGAAGGAGTTTCTGATAATAGAGATGATTTTATGATAAAGCATTTTAGTTCATAGGTAAATGTTTTATAATGTACGGTTGTAATAAACTTTTAAAATCAGATTAATGAGTAATAAAGAAAACCTACTGGCAATAGTTAGTAAAGAGAAAACAAAGACTATTGAACGAAATAAAATAAGGATTAAATACCGTTGGTTTATTAGGATTGTTAATAGGTTGAAACTTTGGTGGCTTAATACTACTGACTGATTTTAATTGTTTATAATGTTAAATGTAAAGATAGTAGGGTAAGAATTGGGCTATGTACCATAAAGGCGAAACTCCTTAAACTAATAGATGAAGTCTCAAACAGATACATAGCACCCTATTGTTTTTAAATTTTGTTATGAACTTTGGCGGTTTCCTGCACTCGGAGTTAGTGATGCGCATTATGGGGGACTTAGTAGTACACAAGCCTACGACCGCCATTGTTTATAACGTACAAGAATATGAGTAGTGGCGGGAATAAGGGTTAATAGTACCGCATACAAACGAGTAACCCCGAAAGACCCGAAGGTTCAGCTCTTAGGTATGCTTTAGCCATTACTTATATTTATTGTTGTATGTCTTTTTTAATTGCATACAACGGACGAGTGTATGAGTAGTGGCACATACACCGAACCTTTGAATTATGCCACAAACTTTAACGTGCCATTACTTATACACATTGTTGTGTGTAGTAGCGGTTTAAAACAATAAAAATGAAAATATTACACATTACACCAAGTAGTAACGGTTATGAAGAAGTTGAACTTTTAGCAAACCGAATTAACAGAAAAAACAGCCTTGCACTTATTTTGAAAAACGGACAAGAGTGTATGACTGGCGGACATTTGATAAATGACACTCCTGATATTAGGGCTGTTTTGGATTCAATGCCAGGAGATAAGCAATATGACTTCGTAACTATGTTTAAATGCGACCCTTTTGCTAAAAGTTATGCGGAAGAGTAGCTATTACACACAACATAGTTGTAATGACACTTTAAGTATTAACTAATGGAAACAATATCAATAACTTATACTATTACTTTTGTTGTGGATTTTGCCCCAGAGTATAAGTTTACAAAGTACAAAGAATGTTTTAACGCTAAGACTGGCAGAAAGATAAAACAAATATCTAATAACGGAACTTTAGGATATAAGATTAGAGGTAGTTTCTATTCTGTTAATAATCTTAGAAAACACCTAGTAAAACCAGTTAAAGCAGATTGTCCTTTCTAAACTAAAAAAGGGTTAGCGTAAAAACTAACCCCTTTAAGCAACTATTGAAAGTATAATTAAGAACCAAATGATACTGAACCACTAGCATTAGTGTCAATAGACCCTACAAATTCTCTTAGTAATTCAGCTTGTTTACCAGAGAAAGTTACTGTATAACCGTTCTGACCTTGTACCTCTCCTTCAATAACTTCTGAAGCGATAGCATCAACATGAGCATCAACGCCCATAATCTCATCAAAACCTAATACAAAAGCTTTATTCTCAGTAGTTTCTTTGTTGTAAGTTTCAAAAATTACAACTAATCCACAAGACTGAACATAAGCGTTAATTCCTTGTGCTTTTGTTTTCTCCATCTTAGGGCAAAATACCTCTAAAGTAGTTTCATAAGCGATAGAACCGTTTTCTCTACTTCCCTCAGAAGTATAAGTCTTAGTTTCTAACTCTCCTTCAATCTCATACCAAACATCTGAAGTAGCTGCAAGAGTTACAGCAGTATAAGCGTGCTCAGTTGAAACAGTTGAAGCAGTAAAGCTAGAAATATCATCTTTATTTGTAATGAAGATACGTTTTATACCTCCTCTTCTATTCTCATCGGCACAACCAAAAAGAATATCTGTACTAATTTCTGCCATTTTTAAAAAGTTTTAAAGAAAGCCCCAATTAAGGGGCTATCATATTAATAATACATTCCTACTAATTCTCCATGAATGAACTGAGCACCCATTTTGTACTTAGCAATGATTTTAAGTAATTCAGAATCATCATCGTTACTTCTAAACTTTAACTCAGCTTGTGGATCAGATACATCAGTACCGATTACTAAGTTATCATTTACAGTATAAACCATTAAGTTAGCACCAATGTTAATACCAGTAGTAGTATTAGGGTTGTCGCTATCAGCTAAAGCTGTATCCCATCCTCTAACTTCAACAACTGGAATACCTCTAAACTTCAATTGAGGCTCTCCTGCACCGTTAATTAACATAGAAAGTCCTAACTCGTTTCCAGTACCTAATTGCTCATAAGTAGTAATTAAGTTATCTACGATTGTAGAAGTAACTCTAAACGACTTAGAAGAGTTAGGCATTTTTCTTAATACTTGTGATTGGTTTTCGTAAGCATATTTTAAAAGCTCATAAGCACCATCAGCAACTAAAACACCAGCAGTATCTTCAACATTAGCGATAGCAGTCATTGCAACATACTTATCTAATGAAGCAGAACCGTCAATAAACAACTGAATGAAACCATCCATTTGAGAGTAATCAGCAGAAGCACCAGAAGTAGCACCAAACCAAGCGATACGCCCGTTATCATCTGCAATACCTTCTAAAACTTTTCTTCTTGCAATATCTCCTACGATAGTATCTTCTAAGTTATCAATATCAGTACCAGCACCGTAGAACTCTTCCATAACAGTACCATAGAAAGTATCTCCACATTGCTCAAGGTTTACTTTCATTTTCTTAACTTCTAACGTCTTATCTGATACGTCAATAGCTCCACCAGTTGCAGTGAAACCACAAGTAGAATAAGCTCTTACGATTTTTGTTAAAGTCGCAGGTAAGTATAAAGTAGTTTTTACCTTTACATTAGGTAATTTTCTAATCCCCATTAAGTCATCAGACCCTTCTTGAGGTGCATAAAATAACTCGTTAGTAACATGAGTACCAGAGTAAGTTATGTTAAACGATTGTGTAATAAAATTTGCCATCTTTTTTAATTATTAGTTAATTTTAAATCCTGATTTTTTCCAAACATTCTTAATCATAGCACCTAACTCGTCTTTGATTTCAGGAGTTGATTTAACACCTTCTTCATCTTCTCTAGCAGGAGCTTCTTCTCTTTTTGCGTTAGCTTTTTCAAGCTCTTTAGCTTTAGCTTCAAATTCTTCAGCCTTAGCTTGTAACTCTGCCTCTTTAGCAGCTAATTCAGCTTTTAAAGCTTCTTTATCCGCTTCAACACTTGCAGAAATTTCAGCCATTAATTCAGCTTTTAATTCCTCAGCATTGATTTCAGCCTTAGGCTCTTCTTTCACTTCTTCTTTTTTATTTGAGAAAGTTTCAGAAACCCAAGCTTTTAACTCTTCTAAAAGAGTTTCCTTTTTTGTTTCAGACATATCTAAACTATTTAATTGATTTACGTAATTAGATGGAATATTTTTATATCCCTTTTTCTCTAAGTCTTTAGGTTGAGCGTAAGCAGCAACTTTAACAGCACCTAACACCTCAGCAACAAAACCTAACTCAAAAGCCTCATCAGCATCCATCCAAGTATCTTTATCCATCATAGATTTAATAGAATCAACTTTTAAACCAGTAACACTAGAATAAATCTTAGCTAGTTTATCATTAATCTTATCCATTAAATCCGCTTGACTTTCTAACTCCTTAGTATATTCTCTAATATCATTAGAATCCATACCCTCCATTGATACTACTGGCATCCATGCGTTATGAATCATAAAGAAACTGTTAGCCGTCATTTTAGGCTTTTCTTTTCCAGCTAAAGCGATAATAGTAGCAGCAGAAGCAGCAACGCCCTCAATTTTAACTGAAACATCATACTTTGAGTTTTTTAGAAAGTCGTAAATAGCTAAAGCATCAAATACTGATCCTCCGTAACTATTAATAGATAACTCTACCTTTCTTGAGTTAGAACTTTGTACCTCTTCAATAAAAGACTTAGCAGAAATACCATAACTACCAATCTCCTCATCAATGGAAATTTGTAGCTTGTTCTCAATACTATTTTCTATTGTGTACCAATTCATGGTACAACATTAAATAATTTCTATTTAACATAATGTTAATGGCATTAACAAAAAAAGAGGGCGCAAACCCTCTAAAATGTAACACTCTCACAAAAACACCTTGAAAACTAACAAGAGATTACAAATATAATAAACTATAGGTAATAGAAGTTATTTTTTTGCTCTTCTTTACAAAGTTGTTTAAAACTATCTCTATCTTCTTTATCTAAGTTTGAATAAGTAAAAGAATCTACTAAGCTATGTAATCTCTTTTGCTCTTTAATATACTCGTTAAAAGCTTCTCTATCCTTTATTGAATTATCATGAATAACTAACATATCATCTTTAGTATCTAAACAATAAACTCTTTTAGAATCTAAAAACAATCTAAGCTTATCAGATAAATCATAATCTTTATTAGCCCTTGCTTCCTTTCTTAATTCTATAGCCTCATCAACACTCATCTTTCTCTTATTATCTTTCTTATTGAATCAACACCTAAATCGTACTTTACTGATAGATTATAGTAAATATCCATCGTTTTAATAGGTGTTTTATACATAATATCAAAATCATTACATATTGATATGTTTCTGATTAAATCTTGATTAATTAACCCGTTTTCTATTAGAATATTGATAGCATGAGGCACATCAATAGCTTTATCAACATAAGAGTATAAAGTTTTGGTTAAAGCATCTTCCAGCTCTTCAGCCTCTGATACCAATAGGCTGTTACTCTCTTTCTGCATTTTCCACATCTAGCGTTAAAGTTTGGTTCTACAATCGTCTTAAAATAGCTGTATAGTATTTCTAAGCTTGTGCCGTCTGGTAACATTTTACCGTAAGTTTTCATTACAGCATCATAGATTAATTCACGTTCATCTATTGTTAATAATTCTAGTTTTTCGTCTATGCTCATTACCACTTATTCTTAGGACATTTTTCATTCTCCCAAATAACCTTCTCTAAGATAGCACAATTACATTTCTTACATTGCGGAACGTTACTAATAGTTTTAAACAGAGCTTTGAAATGAGGGCTATAATAACTACAGCCCTGACATATCTTTTTTCTCTTATCTTGTTTTAAACGGCTTACTATGTTACTATCATAGTTTTTAACCCTACCAAATATTCTAGCTAACCACATAAGGCAAATATACTAAATTATCCAAATGTAGCGTCAGATTGTATATTACTAACCTTTACAGCTTCACTAATGGTATCAGTTGCGTTATTAATTACTGGTATTGCCTTAATAGAATCAGTTACGGCTTGAGTAATCTCATTTCTTAATCCAGTAACATCAACACTAGAAGCGCCAGCTATACCACCATCTCTAAAGAATCCAGTACTTATATTAGGTTGAGCAAAACTAACACCTCCACCAGCTTGATTAATAGCACTTAATAAAGGCTTAAACATTGCTGTACTTTTCTTATTAATTATAGCCTCTCCACCTTCAGCTTCAAAACCACCAACACCATTAACTGTAAAAGGTATTCCACCGTTAGCATGACTAGGACCTGATAAAACACCTCCATCTTCAAACTTTTGAGAAGCAATTACCCCAACTTGTGTAGCAGTTTGTGCACCTACTAAAGCTAAACTAGCAGCACCTAAAGGAGTAATAGCACCTAAACCACCTAATTGAGCAATAGTCTTAGTAATAGCAATAGCACCATTAGCAATAGCAGTAGCTATATCTATTTTCTTTTGCTTTTCAAACGCTTTACGCTCTATTTCTTCTCTTTGCTTATCAAATTGCTCTTGAGTTATTAAACCTTGTTGTAATTGAGCTTCAAGAGATGCTATTTCTAAAGACTTTTGTCTTTCAACTCTAGCTGTTGATATTTCAGATAATAAATTAGCAGTTTCTTGAGCAAATTCTAACTGTTGATTTCTAAGCTCTAGTTTATCAGCGGCTTCTTTTTTCTTTTTATCTTCAGCCTCTTTATTATCCTCTTCTTTTTGTTTTTTTAACTTCTCAGCATCTTCTGATGCTTGTTTATCATCTTCTTGTTTTCTTTTTCTATTAATAGAATCTCTTTGAGCCTGATACTTGTTTTGTATAGCTAATATAGCTTGCTCTTTTACATCAGCACTAGCTCTACTTAATTCAATTTCTCTTATAGCAGATTGTTCAGCTATTTCTAACTTTTTATCTTCTGCTTTTCTTTTATCTTCTATCTCAAGTATTAAAGCTTCATTTTTTAAATCTGTAATTTGTTTAGATAATTTTTTATTAGCTTTTAATATTTCTTCATTAGTTTTTTCAACTTCTCTTCTTCTTTTTATTTCAGATTTAGCCTCTTCTGTATCTAATTTCTTCAATTCAGATAAAGACATTTGGTAAACTGTTTTAACTGTCTTAGCTTCTATTTCTGCATTAAGCTCTTTACTCTTAGTATTTGCTTCTTCTTGTTTATTTATTTCTTTTAAAGTCCCTGCTTGATCTCTTAAATTCTTAGTTACAGTTTGTAATATCTGTCTTTGACTATGTATCCATGCTAATCTATCTTCCTCAGCATCTGTTAATTCATCAGCTAGCCTTTTTCTTCTAGTTTCTTCATTAAATTCTTCTTTAACATATAATGCTATTTGTTTGGATAATTCAGCTTCACGTTTAAGTAAAGCCTCTCTATTATTTAAATTTTCATTTAAAAACTTTTGCTCTTTATTAATTAATTTTAATCTTTCTTCATCTTCTTGTCCTAACCCAAAATAAGTACTACCTATTGTTAAATCGACTCCAAAACTAGATAACTTATCTCTTTCGCTAAAAAAATCAGTCATCGCATTTAAAGCGTCTGCTAAACCATTTTTAAATGAAGCAAATCCTTCCTCACTACCATCTCCTATTGTTAGTATTAATCCTTCCCAAGCAGACTCTAGTTTTTTAGTTGCGCCTACAGAAGTTTCACTCATAACATCAGCCATGTCTTGAGCTGCTCCTTGTGCATCATTTAATGATTGAGATAGCTCATTACTTTTCATTTCATTATCAGCTAAAGTAATAGCTAAAGCAGCACCTCTTTTATCAAATAATTCTAAAGCAGTTGTAGTTTTATCAGAGCTATTTCTTATTTCACTAAAAGCCTCTTCTAATGTTATACCTCTTTTCCCTATTTCTAAAAATATATTTCTAAGACCAGTACCAGCTGTTGAAGCGTCAAAACCTGCATCAGTTAAAGTACCTAACAAAGCTGTAGTTCTTTCAACACTAAAACCAGCCGTTTTAGCTACTGGTGCTACTTGAGCCATAGCGGTTTGAAATTTATTTATATCTAATGAAGAGCTAGAAAATGATTTAGCCATAACATCAACTACTCTTTGAGTTTCAGTAGCTTCTAACCCAAACCCTCTTAACGTAGATGCAGCAACTACAGCGGATTGAGATAGTTCAGCACCAGAAGCTGTAGCTAGTTGTAAAATAGCATCACTAGCCGCTAGTATTTCTGGCGTTGTAAAACCTAATTTTGCTAATTCTTCTTGCAGTTCTCCTACTTGAGTTGACGTAAATAAAGATGTTCTACCTAATTCCTTAGCAGACTCTGTTAGAGCTTTAAATTCTACTTCTGTAGCACCAGTAACAGCTTTTACATTAGCCATTTGCTGCTCAAACTCTTGAATAGTTTCTATAGCATCACCTATTAATTGAAATAACTTTTGAACAGCAAATAAACCAACAAAAGCCCCACTAATAGAAGTACCTAGTTTAGAAAAGCTTTTACCTAGTTTTTTAGTAAATGAATCTAAGCCTAAAATGTTTTCACGCATTACTAACATTTCACGTCTATTAGATTTTAACCTAGTATTTACCTCAGCTATCTCTTTACCGTATTGAGCTAGTGAAATAGTACCCTCTTTAACGGCTTTATTTAACTCTGTTCTTTTATTAGTTAACTTCTTAACACTTGTTTCAAGTTGAGCTAGTCTTTTTTGTTGCTCTGCTGTTCCTTGAACATCTATTTTAATTGCTATTGTCTTTGCCATATCTTATTTATAAACTGGGTATAACCAACCATTAAAAGGATTCTCTATAACTACTTCTATTAAATTACCGCTTCCATCTTCAACATAAATAGGCTCTAATGGTTGAGGTAAATTTCCATTATCAATATCAACACTATTATTACCCTCTTGAGATGAATCAATACTTACACTTCCTAAGTTTTCAAATTTAAACAAACTAACCTTAGTTAACCCATTTTTAATAGGGTTATAATCAATAACACTCTCTATTAAATAATATCCTTTTACTTGTGCAGGGTAATCAATATAAACTAACTTTCTAAAGTCTAAATTTTCAATATCAACATTGTCTAAGTTAAAGTAAGCTATAAGCCTACCTCCTTCTTCAATGTTTTTCATCATACTAGCATAGTAATTGTAAAATAACCCTCTATCTACACTTCCATCAGATTTAAAAGAATCTGCAAAATTTAAGTTTATAGGTGTATCGGTATTATTATACGCTTCAAATATCCCATAAGGAATAGCACTAGCATAAGAAGTACCGAAGAAGTCCATTAGTCTAGTAGTACCATCTAAAGACGTTTGACCTCCAAACTTGAAAAAGAATATTTTAGGATTGTAATTAGTTATCCTTTCTTCTGGCTGTAGTTCTTCTTTAGTATTAATATACTCATTCCATACTTTTAAAGTAGTAAAGGCTAAATTCTTATTAAATGTTCCGCTTTGTAAATATGTTACCTCATTAGCTACATGAGCATAAGGCGCACTAAATAAATCTAATTTAATAGATGTTGTACCCTCAGCGAATCTATTAGGTAAAGTGTGTGTATATTCTCCGTATTTACGTTTGTTGTTGCTCTCCCATCCTTTTAGCCATTCATCAGAGCTTAAATCTTTATAACTAAACTCAACACTTCTCTTATAACTACTTACATAATCTAATTCATACTTATTTGATAAATCTATCTTATCAGTCCAGTCTATAGCATTAGCCTCTGATTCAAAAAAAGTATTCCTAGGCTCTAAATAAATTGTTTTAGTCCTTACATCAGTCCAATAGTAAATATTAAACATTCTTGTAAAGTCGTTTATTACATCTAGCAACTTATAATCATCAGGTATAATTTCACTTAAAGTATAACTATCCCCCTCTGCTAATTCAGTAGCTCTGTAAAAATTAAAATAACTACCTGCTATTATTTCAACTTGCTCACTAAATATCTGAGTCCAATCATAGTAAACGCTAATACTTTCCCCAGCAGATAAAGTTGCTGTTAATTCCCAAGTAGCTGTAACTTGACCATTTACCGTTATAGTCTTAGATTGATTAACTTTTGCACCATAAACAGCACCTAATGAAGTTGCTATAATAACATCAAAAGCTAAAGTACTTCTACCCCCAAAATTAATAGGATTAAGCGTTAATGATACCTCAAAAATATACTTACCACTAGAAGGGGCTGTATAATAACCAGTAGCATTATCATAATTACCATTAGCATCGCTGTTAGGTGGTGTTGAATCATCTTGAAATATTATTCTACCTGCACCAGAAGAAGTTATTTTAGATGTTAATTCTGCCCTAGATTTAGAAGCATCTACAACACTTTGAGCAATTCGCATATTATTAGCAAAATCACAAACCAATGTTTTAATATTAGCATCATCTAAAAAACTACTAGAAACATTCCAACCTTCATCATTTAAACCCCTTTCTATAATTGCTTTAATATAAAAACAAGGGTAAAAATCTCTTACTTGTGTTTGGTAATCAGCTTCATTACCACCTCTTGAAATATAAGGAAAACAATGATCGTAAGTTGATACAGTAGCACTATTAGCTGTTGTTATTCCACTTTGGTTATAAACTTGTGAATTATTACGCCAGCTAATATCTTGAAGCTTTTTTTGAGCAGCTTGTTTAACCCAATCAATATTATTACCAAAGAAAACTAACTCAAAGCTATCTAACTCAAAACCTTGATAAACTTTACTTACTTGTAAAAAACCCTTATCTATTATCGTTCCATTAACTATAATAACGCACTCCTTACGGTTTAAAGCACTATTATAATCCTTACGGCTGTTTATATCATCTAAACTATTTAACAGCTTAGAATTGTTCTTAGTGTTAGGTACTTTGAAACTCTTAGTATAACTCCCAGTTCTAGCTTTTAAATTATCAAGGTTTACAATACCCTTAGTAATAACCAAAGGGAAATCATTAA